GTGGCCAGCATCACCAAGATCGGCAACCGCTGGCGTGCGCTGGTGCGCCGCAAAGGGTATCCATCATATTGCAAGACGTTTGGCGTCAAGGCGCACGCCGAGGCGTGGGCGCGGCGCATCGAGAGCGAGATAGACGGCGGCTCATCCCCGCGCGCCGAGGCGGTGCTGGGCAAAAAATTGACCGTGGCCAGAGTCATCGACACCTACGTGGAGATGCGCGAGCAGTCAGGCCGACCCATCGCGGAATCAGCAAGCGAGTACTTCCAGCTTGCCTGCCTGAAACGGCTGCTCGGCACCAGTGATGCGGCAAACCTATCGGTAGACGATGTCGTGGGTTTCTGCCGGGTGCGCTCCGAAGAGGGCGCAGGCCTGTACACGATCAATATGGACGTGTCCAAGCTCGGCACGGTGATGCGGTACGCGGCGCCCATGCTCAAAGTGAAGCTGCCCGACGTTGTGCACGAGGCCAGGCCGCTCCTGTCGCACCTGAAACTCATTGGCGGCGGCGGCGTGCGATATCGCCGTGCAGAGGGCACGGAGCTGCCCGACATCCTGGCGCAGCTGGCGAAGCGGCGCGGCCAGCGGTATGCAGATGCTGTGCAGTTCGCCGCGCTTACCACCATGCGGCGCAGCGAGTTCACGCGCATCGTCTGGGCCGATGTGGACGAGGCCAAGCGCCTGGTGCTGGTGCGCGATCGAAAAGACCCGCGCAGCAAAAAAGGGAATAACCAATGGGTGCCCCTGTTGGGGCCGGCGTGGGATCTGCTGCAGGCCCAGCCCAGGGACGACGAGCACGGCCGGATTTTCCCGCTGCACCCTCAGACCCTGAGCAAGTATTTCAAGGAGGCATGCACGGCCCTGGGCATCGACAACCTGCGGCTGCACGACATGCGCCACGAGGGCACGAGCCAGCTATTCGAGGCGGGCTTTCAGGTGCCCGAGGTCGCCATGGTCACGGGCCATAAAAATTGGAAGCACCTCAAGCGGTACACGAATCTGCGGCCGGAGATGTTGCACGAAGGGCCGGCCGCTGTGCGTGCGGCGAACCAGGCCAGTGCGAAGAAGAAGAGCGAAGACGATACACAGGCCGAGGGCTGAGCCCTCGACCTGGCCTACAGCGCTGCGCGCGAGCGGCAATTGTCGATGTACTCGGCCACGTCGCGGTAGTCCGCAAACCGCTTGCCGCCGTCTTTGTACGTGGGGATGGGCAAATCGCCGTCACTGATGCGGTTCAGCAGCGCGCCCGGGGTGATGTTCAGCAGCGCGGCCAGCTGCTTGGAGTCCAGCCGCATGCCGTACTTTTCCACCACGATCATTTGCGTTACCAGGCTCATGCTGGCACCTCCTCTTGTGCGGGTTGGACGATGGCATCGGCCCGGATGGTGCCGGCCAGGATGCACGCTGCCAGCTGGTGCGCGCCGTCGAACACTTGGGCAGCGATATCGCCGTTTTCGACCAGCAAATCGGCGGACAGGTCCGCAGCTGTCGCCAGCTGCGCGGCCCATGCCGAGTCCCAGCGGTCGCCATCGCAGGCCATCTGCACCACCACGGCCAGGGAGTGGTGCAGGCCGTGCGCGTTGCGCGCTTCGGGTGGCAGGCGGGCCGCCACTTCGGCGCCGATGCCCACCAGCTTGGCCAGGTATGCCAGCAGCTCCCGCTGCTCGCTGCCGTGGCTGGCCATCAGCATGGCCACTGACTTTTCGCGCAGCTCGCGGGCCATTGCACGCATGGCGCTGCCGCGCCAGATGGGCGCGCTGTGGGGGTTGTAGTGCTTGCGCTTTGTGTGCTTTTTCATGCCGTTGTCCCCATGGCCAGCCCCAGGGCAATCGGCCGCACCCATACCGGCTGCGCCGAGAGGATGAACGTTTCGCCGCTCAACGCGAGCAGCAGCGTTTCGCCCATGACGTGGGCGATGGCTTCGCCGGCCTCGCTGGGCACGGCATTGCCGATGCGCTCGCGCTTGGCCTGGTCGCTGGTGCCGTCCAGTTCCAGCAGCTCGTCGGGTTCGACCAGGCTCTGCAGGTGCGCCAGCTCCAGGGTGGTGAAAGGGCGGTGCCATGTGCCGTCCTCGGACACGATGCGGCACACGAGCTTGTCAGCAGCTGCCGGCATGCGCGGATCTGCCACGCTCCAGCGGCCGTTGTCGTGGCATGCCGCGCCGCTGACGGCGCCGGCCTGGCTGTCCCACGGCACCACGCCGTAATGGCCGCCCGTGGTGTACGCGGTGCGCTCGGCGTCCATGCCGCTGCGCGGGTCGGCCACAGCAAACGCGCCCTGGCCGGTGGTGCTGCCGCTGATGACGGTGCCGGCGTGCGTGCCGTAGGGCGTCACGGCGTACTTGCCGAAGCTGGGGCCATCGCGACGCGGATCTGCCACCGCCTGGCCGGTGCCGTGGGCACTGGTCACGGCCATGGCGGCACGGTCCCAGCGCACCACGCGGTACTCGTTGGAGTGCTTTGCAGGGCCGTGGTGGCGCGGGTCGGCCACTGCGAAATTGCCGCAGCTCGGCCGCCCCTTGCCGGTCACGGTGGAGCTGTGCCGGGTCCAGTCCTGCACGCCCAGCATGCCGGCGTGCATCTCGGGCACGATCAGATAGTCCCGCAGCGTGCCGTCCTCGACGGCCAGGCGGTTGAGGCTGCGCCAGTCGCTGCCGGCCTGCACAAAGGCCAGGCGTACCCACGTTTTCCACTGCAGGCTGGGCACGCGGTGCATGGGGCCGGCGCGCAGGTCGCCGGGCAGGGGCATGCGGCCCAGCACATCGCCCACGGCGCGCAGCGGCTTGCTGCGTGGCTGGTAGAGGAACGAGGGCACTTTTTCGGCGTGGCGGGCCACCAGCAAGAAGCGGCGGCGGCTCTGCGCCAGGCCACCGATTTCGCCGCAGTCGTGCGTCGTCTCTGCCACGGCATAGCCGTAGGCGCGCAGCAAGGCCACGATCTGGTCCAGCAGGTGCCGGCCGCGCGTGGCGATGCGCGGCACGTTCTCGAAAATCACCAGCTCGGGCGGGTCATCGCTCCAGGCCTCCAGCATCAGCCACACGCCGCGCAGCGTCAGGCGGTTGAGGGCCTGGTACTTGTCGGTCTTGCTCTTGCCTTCGGACAGCAGGCCGCTGAATCCCTTGCAGGGAGCGGACAGGAAAACGATGTTCGGCCGTTCGCCACCAGCTGCGCGCTGGATATCCGCGGCTGTGGCTTCGCGCCAGTCCGCTGGCGGCTCGGCGCCGTGGAACGTGCGGTATTGCTCGCGGTCGAACAGGTCCAGCACGGTGCCGGGCACGCCGGCCAGGCGGCCGAAGTCGCGGATGCTGGCCGGGTCCACGTCGATGCCGCCCAGGCAGCGGAATTTCGCCTGCAGGTTGCCCACTCGGGGGCTGGCGCGGTTGAAGCCACGCGCGCCGCCGCCGAGGCCGCAGAACAGATGGAAGTGGCGGATTTCCACGGGGGTGGTGGTTTGCATGGTCATGCTCCCTTGGCTGTTGCCAGCAGCGCGCGCACGGTGTCCGCTGTGTACCAGGGGCCGGCACCGGGATCGATGGTGTAGCCGCGCAGTCCCTCCGCATCGCGCCAGAGGTCGGGATTGGGCAGCTCCACGGACTGAGCTGCAGGCGATTCCAGGGCGGGCGTGGCCGGTTGCTGGTCGAACATCCCCCACGATTGAGCGGCGCCGTACAGCGCAGCCAGCCATTCCAGCTCGGCGGCAATCGCTCCGTTGTTCGGGCGATAGGAGCAGGCCTTCACGAGCTGCAGTCGGTCCACGATCTCGCTCAGGAGCCAGCGCACTTTTATCTCGGCGGCACGCGCCTGGTGAGGGATGGGCTCGATGCGAATGCCACGGCGGTCAGCCGTGGTCAGCTGTGCTTTGAGTTTGGCCAAGTCGGCGGGCTCAAGGTCGATGTCGCAGACCATGGCGCCGCCGATGTAGGCCATCGTCTCCAGCTCGGCCGCGCGCCAGGCGGCAGCCCACAAGGCCAAGTACTCCATGGGGGCCGCTTTGGTATCGCGCGATTCCCGGCCGAAGCGGATATCGAAGGCCCTCCGCATGGCAATGGTCCGCCCGTCGGCCGGCTGGTCCAGCGCCACGCCCGACACGCGGTCTGCCGCGCGCTGCAGCGCGTCGATGGTGGATGACAGCTCGCGTTGCTTCTCCAGTAGTGCCTCGTCGCCGGGCTGGCGTTCGAGGTGCGCCAGGACTTGCACCAGCTCTTCGTGGTGCTGCTCGATCAGCACGGGCAGCGGCGGCGCCATGCAGGTGATGATGACGCCGAACCCCTGGCCGTGCTTTTCCCGCAGCGCCCGAATGAGTTCTGGAGCGACTTCGCTTTCTTGGATGTAGACGATTTGCATGGCTCAGGCTTCCAGGCGTTCAACGCGCAGCACGGGGCGGCCGGTGGCCAGGTGCGCCAGATTGATGGCCGCGCTGGCGGTTGGCGCGCTCAGGTTGTGGGTGGGCAGCAGGCCGGCGTCGGCCAGCTGCTCCAGCTCGGCGGCCTCGATGTGCGGCGGAATGACGGTGGCGCGATAGGTACGCATGGCGGTGGTGGCGTGTTGCATGGTGGTTCTCGGGGTGGTTGGTGGTTGCGGGGTCAGCCGACCAGGCGCAGCTGGGCAGGGTTGGTGTCGGGGGTCACGGCGCGGGGTTTGCGCTGGCGGCGGGGCTTGGCCAGGGCGGCCAGGCGCTCGCGTTCGGCGGCAAACACTTCGGCCAGGCGTTCCGTGGTGGTGCCGGCCGCGTTGACGTAGCCGCCGTGCAGCGGGCGGGCCCAGCAGTGCACGCGGGGCTCGGTGCGGCGGGCGGCGAGGGTGATTTCGGGCATGGGGTGGCCTCCTTTGCGGGATCAGCGGGAAAAAACGGGGGAAGGGGTGGCGGTGGCGGGCCGGTAGAGCACCGAATCCGGGCTGTTGGGACTGCTCCAGTCCTCTGCCTCGTGCCGGCCGCGCCCGAAAAGGGCTCGCAGCGTCTCGCCGCGCAGGCGGGCCGTACAGTTATTGAAACCAGTCCAAGGGCGCGCCAGCGGCGCGCGGTCAGCGCCCATCGCAAGCGCCTTGCCGCTATCGGCATCCGTGCACGTTGCGGGGTCGAAAGTCTCGGTTTCCTTGGCCACGCTGCGCCATGAAATGCGGCGCGACACCAGCCAGCGGCCGGCCCGGGTTTCCAGGCCCACCACGCGGCCCTGGCCCGGTGCAATCTCTTCGCCGTACTGATTCACGGCGCCGGCCGGCACGGGGCGGCGGGCAATGCTCAGGTGCCAGCGGCCACGGCCCACGCAGTGGCCGCCCATGGCCTCCATGTAGCGGCGCCAATCGGCCTTGATGTCCTCGCTGTGCTTGTGGCACGCGCCCCAGGCCTGCCAGGTGGCGCGGTCGCCGTCCAGGCGCATGGTTTCGATCTGGTCCTTGCCCACGCGGCGCAGCTCGCGCCACACGCACACGCTGGGCATGCCAATGGCTTGGAACTGGCGAATGCCCCAGCACGCGGCCCAGGCGTCTACGCGGCGGTGGCCGGGCATATCGCCCTGCTCCACGTCCCACAGCTGGCCTTGCACCACATCCAGGTGGTCAGCCAGGGCCGCATGGCCCACGCTCTTGGCGATGTACTTGGCCACATAGCCGGCCGCGCCGCCCGTAGTCATGCGCTTCACGTTCACCCGGTTCTTGGCCGCGCCGCGCTCGTCGCCATCGTCTTTCAGCCACCACTTACGGATTGCGGCCTCGATGTGCTGGGCGTGGGCCTCGCACTCGGCCCAAACCAGGGCGTGCCAGTGCGGCGTGGCGTCGTGGTGGGGCTCGGCCACGCGAATGCCGTACATGGCAATGCCCACATTGCTCAGGTGCGCGCGCACGCACGCCCACTTGTCGCGCAGCCACATCTGGGCATCGCGCGGCGTGCTCACGCCGTCATAGCGCGGATTGGGGCGGGGCCGGCCACCGCTGCCCAGCGTCACGGCGTGGAAGCGGCTGGGCGCGGTCAGCGTCAGGAACAGGCCCACATGGTTGCGGGCGTCTGCATATTCCTCGGCGCCACGGATGCGCGTCATCAGCTCGCCGCCGCGAATCACCGGGTTGGACGGGGACAGGGCCGCCAGCTCGGCCAGGGTGAAGACCTGCCCGGCCTCGTTCTTGAACAGCGAGCGCTCCAGCGCCTTGGCGTTGCGCTCCACCTGCGCCGTGCGGCGGCGCACCGTGGCATTGCTGGCATAGCCGCCCGCAAAGCGGTTGACCACGCCCAGCTTGACGGCGCCGGCTTCCACCGTGCGCGTCACATGCTTGCGCAGCAGGCGCCGCCACCAGGCCGAATCCATGGCACGCCGGATGGCAGGCTCACCCACCAGCGGCGCGGACTCCTGCACGCCCATCATGCGCAGCATCAGGCGGACCAGGTCCACGCGCGCCGGCAGGTCCATGGCCTGGGCCTGGGCGCCCGAATCCAGCTCGGCCACCTCTTCGGCCAGGCGCTTTGCCATGGCGCATATCTCGTAGTCGCTCAGATTCCACTCGGCCGCATTGCCGTGGCGCGCTGCAAAGTCGTCAATGGCCACCAGCGCGTCGAAGCAGGCCGCCCACTCGGGCAGATTGCCCGCGCCCAACTTGCCCAGGCCCATGGCGCGGATGGGCTGCAGCCACTGCGGCGGCAATGCCTTCTCCAGCGCCTGCATGGCGGCTTGCACCATGTGCGGGCGGGGCTTGTGGCGCTTCCACTCCTGTTGCGACGCAGTGCGCAGGCGGCGGCCGGTGGGCTTGGCGTTGAGCAGCGGGGACATAGCTAGTTCCGCAGGGTGAGCGAGCGCAGCCCGGCCATCTCATCAGCCAGATAGCGAATCTGCGCCTTGATCGCGGCGCGCTCGGGCGGTGGCAGCTCGCGCCATTCGCGGCGGGCCAGCTCTTCCATTTCGCCCTCGATGCCCGCCAGCAGCACAGCCGTCATGCGGGTGCTGATGTGCAGGCCGGTCCACTCGCGCGCCTCGGCATCGCTCCAGCGGCCATTGCTGGCACGGCGCACGGCGTCGTCCTTGAGCATGCGCAGGCGGGCGCGGCATTCCTCCGGGCTCAGGCCCGCGAATTCGGGCGCCACGGGCGGCGGCGGCAGTCGGCGCAGGGCCGGCGCCATCGCGGGCGGCTGGCTGTGCAGTGCCACCAGGCGCTGAAACTCGGGCGCGGACAGGTCGGCCAGATTCATCGGGCACCCCTGCGCAGGCGCACGGCGGTCAGGAACCAGGGCAGGCCGTAGATGCGTTCCACGGCGGCCTGGGCGGCGGCGCGGTTGGCGGCGCTGAGCACCATGCGGCGGCGCACATGCAGCGCGTCAACATGGGTCACGGCGTATTGGCTCATGCCGCACCCCCTTGCGCCCCGGACCCAGCTGCGCGCGGGTCCACGTAGAACGCCAGATGCAGGCCACCCAGGTCCAGCTCCACGGCAAAGCCGCCATCCTTGAAGGCGGCCTTGTTGCGGGCCTTGCCGCCCATGCCCATCAGGGCCTGCAGCATGCGGCCGTTGCGGGCGCGGTCCTGGCCGCCGTGAATGAACAGGCCGCCGATGTTGGCGCACTCATGGCCGCCCAGCTCCACGCCGGCCGCGCGCAGGGCGGGCAGGTGCTGCTGCAGCCGCTGCAGGTCGCTGGCGAGGCCGTCAATTTCCTTGAGCCGCGCAGCGTGCCGGGTGTGCTCGGCCCGCAGGGCCTCATCCACCAGGGTGATCTGCTGCGCGGGCCGGGGCCTGCGGAGTTCAAAGAATTGCATTGCGTCCTCTCGGGGTTGCGTTTTTCAGGGTGAGCACGTCCCGCAGGGCCTTCTTTCAGGCTCCACAGGAACAGGGGGAACGGGGCGGGTCAGGGCAGGGCGCGCGGCCCTGGTGTCAGTCCGCTGGCGGGCTGGTGCCGAACAGCTCCAGGGTGCTGGGCGCGGTCTGGGTGGTGCGGTAGTCCGATGGCTGGGCGCATGCCAGCTGCTCGCGCATCAGGTCGCGGCGCACATGGGTGCTCAGGGGCAGGCGCACCGTGGGGTTGGGCGTTGCGCTGGGGCTCAGGGTGCGCGTGATTTCCATCGTGGCGCTGAACGTGTGGCCGCACTCGAAGTTGGTGCAGGCAAAGGCGTATTCGCGCGTCAGGTTCGTGACCTGGTTGCTGCGGCGGATGGTGGCCGGGCTCTCGCAGTGCGGGCAGGCGATGCGGTGGAATTCGGATTTCAGGCGCGGGCCTTCGTCCTGTGCCTGGGCCTGCGTGTCGGCGGGTGTTTCCGGCTTGGCCAGGTTGTTACAGCCTTGCGCGCCTTTTCGCACAGTGGCGCGCGCCTTGGGGACGGGCTTGCCGGCCCGGTGGATTACACCCAGAGCGGCCTTGGTGAATCCAAGATTCGGCTGCGTGCCGAGCTGGGGCTGAAAGGGGTTTGCTGCTGCCTGTGCCATGACCGGACTTTCAGCGCTGCTCGGCGGCGGTGGCGGTGCCGGTGTCGTTGCGGCCCAGCACGATGCGGCCGTGCTTGGCGTACTGCTCCATGCCCATGTTGTGGATCATGCGGATGAAGTTGCTTGCGCTGCGGCCCTCGTGCTGGGCGCCGGCCCATGCGCGTTCCAGCTCTTCGCCGGTCAGCCGCAGGGGAATGGGTTTGGCGTGCATCAGGGGCTCGACCGTGGCCGAGCGATGGCGGGTTTGGTGCGCTGGGGTGGTCATGTAGTATCTGGAGCTAGGTTGTTACAAGGTGGCTCGATTTTTATCGACGAATGTCGAGTTGTCAACAGGAAAGTATCGGCACATGTCGAATTTTTGCGAGAGGCTGAAAGAAGCCCGCAAGCATCTCAAGCTGAATCAGGGGGCTTTTGGCGCCCTTGCAGGCGTATCTGCTGAGACGCAGCTCAACTATGAAAAGGGCTCGCGCAAGCCCGATTCGTCGTACCTGGAGGCAGTGGCCGCACACGGGGTTGATGTCGCCTATCTGCTAACTGGTCTACGTTCGTTGGACCCTTGCGCTGCCCCGCACCCAAACCCAGGACAAACGCTTGCCGAGCGGCTGCAACAGGAGCGCAAGCGGCTGGAGTTGACCGTGGGCCAGCTGGCCGAGAAATCAGGCGTGGACCGCCTGGCGCTGCTGAAATTTGAAGAGGGCGAGTTCGCACCCGACGCCAAGGCGCTGCAGCAGCTGCACGCCGTGGGCGTGGATGTGGGCTATGTGCTGCTGTCGCTGCGCGCAGGCGCGGCCGGTGGCAATGCCGGCGCGGCTGGCTCAGTCAGTTCTGAGTTACAGCAGCTGCTGCAGCACTACGAAAAGGCGCCCGTTGAGGCGCAGGCTGCACTGCGCACGCTGGCGGCCATGGTGGCGCGCGGGTAACCGGCGCGCCGCCTTCGCCAGCGGCTGACGGCCGCGACGAATTTGCCGAGAGGGGGAGCACATGGGAGATGGACTGTTTGCATTCTTGATGCTGGGCGGCCTGCTGCTTGGCGGCGCCTGGTCCTATTGGGTGGTGGCCAGGGCTCTGCGCACCAACCGTTGGGCCGCGCGGATTCTGGCTGCTCTGCTGAGCTTGGGCGGCATGCTGGGCGGCTTTCTTTTGGCAGGTGGACTCACACCCACGCCCCAGGGAAGCATGGTGATGGCGGTGGCGGGCCTCCTGGTGCTTTCGCCCTATGCCTATGTTGCGTGGCGTACGCGACGGCGCAACCAGGCCGAAGCAAAGGTCAGTGCCGCGCACACCTCTGCGCCCGACTTCAGCGCGCCGCCCTCGGCCACGGCTGATAGTCCCGCACCCACGCCTGCCGTGGCGCCCATCGTTCCCGAGCTGTTCCACCTTGTCGCATCGCCTGCCGGTGCCACGCAGCCCGGAGCCGCAGCCCGCAGCACATCCAACCCGCTGCCCCATCGCTACCGTTTCACCTACCAAGGTTTTTCAGGCGAAGAAGGGCAGCGCACGGTGCTGGTGCAAAGCATTGGCGAGAACGGCGCCAACACCTACCTTGAAGGCCGCTGCGAGCAGGCCCGGGCGCCGCGCACGTTTCGCACAGACCGCATCAGCGGCCAGCTGGTGGACATGGACACGGGCGAGCTGCTGCAGGTGCACGAGCTGCTGGCCCTGGTGCCGGAACGCAGCTATGTGGACGTGAGCCCGCCGACTTCCAGCCGGCCCAAGGTGCAGGAATGGCGCAATGCCGTGTTGTTCACGGGCTTCCCGCAGAAGCGGCGCGATGAGCTGGAAGAGATGGCCGAGGCGGCCGGCTGGCTGGTGCGCGGCAGTGTCGGGCCTACGCTCGATTACATGGTGACAGGGCCAAAGGCCGGCACGTCAAAACTGGCACAGGCGCAGGAGCACGGCACGATTGTGGTGGGCGAGGATGACTTCCTCGCCATGCTGCACAGCTGATCAACCCAAGCCCGCTGCACGCGGGCTTTTTTGTGCGCCGTCGCATGCGGGCCACGATGCCCCTGCGATAGAGATTTTCAAAAACGGTAGTGAGTGCTGACACTGTATATTTGTACAGTGAACTGCGAAATTACTTTCCTCCGCCGCAACGGGGTGCGCCTGCACCCCCGTGACTGGCCCGCGCCCGTGGCTGGCGACTTGCGCATGGAGTATTCGGACGGCCGCAAGAACAACATGCGCCGCACGCTGCGCGAGTTCCATCTGTACGAGCGCTGGATATCGCTAGAGCATTCGCGCCACCGGCTGGCGGACCCCATCCCCGTGGACATCCTGGGCGATGCGATGCTATGGCGCGGCTACACCACGGCCATGACGCCGGAGGGGCTGGCCGAGTTCGAGCAGTTGTGGCTGATCCGCCCCAGGCCCACGCTGGACGACACGCCGCTGCCAGCATTCGATTGGGCGGCGCATGTGGAGCAGTTGCCGCAAGCCATTGCGCCCACGCCCGAGCGGGCGGAAACCGTGGCAGAGCAGTGGCATAGGGAGCACGTCCGTGTATCCAGATGATGACCCGTTGAATGTGCTGCACCCCACCCTGGTGCGCCCCCCGCTTTGGGCCAGGATGTGGGCCGAAAAAGTGCTGCCCCTGCGCCCCGAGGACTACCGCGTGGTGCACATCGGCGCGCACTGGACGCGGGTGTTTGCGCCCGACGGTGAAGTGGTCTACGACACCGTGGGCCCGGCCGAGGTGATCCGCTCACCTGCGCCGTTCTGACACCGCCTAGCGTTGGCGCAGGGGTGTGCCAGGTGCCAGGTAGTCGCGCTCACCGGGCCTTGACCCGTAGCGGTAGGCATTGAGCTGGCGATTGTCCAGCGTCATCAGCAGCAGGTGTGCCGCATCAAATTCCTGCTCTTGCAAGGCACCGAATGCTGCTGCCGCAGCAGCAAAAACAGGGGTTTGGGTGCGCGTGGCGGGCAGCACTTCGCTGCCCCCGGCGCGCTGCTTGATCACGTAGACGCGGTACATGCATGGAGTTTATCCGGCCCACCTGCCCAGCACTTCGGCGGCGGGGGCCAGCTGGGCAGGCTTGAGGTGGCCGTACACGTCCGCCGTGATGGCCACGGATGCATGGCCAAGCATTTTGGAAACCATGGTCAGCTCCACCCCCTCGGCAAGCATGTGCGTGGCCACGCTGTGCCGGATGACATGCGGCGTGACTCCCTGCACGCCCGCCTGCAGGGCGGCGGTCTTGAGCTGCTGGCGAGCAGATGACACGGACAACCCGACCACGCGGGCGCCCGGCACTGGACGCCGGCCGCGTCCTCGGTGCACCTCTGGCGCGTCACGATAGGCGGCCAAGTAAGCGGCCAGCTCGCTGGTGATGGGGACTACAGCGCGGCGCTTCATGCGCTGCGCCAAGGGGTGACGGGAGCGCAGATCAATGACGCGCTCGTGCAGGTCCACGGCCGCCCACGTCAGTTCGCACACAGCAGATACGCGCCCGCAGGTGGCGATGAGCAACCGAAGGAACGCATGCAGGCGGGGCCTGGGGGCGGTTGCCGCAAGCAGGGCACGGACCTCATCCCGGGATAGAACGCGCTCACGGCGGTTGCTGTGCGCCGGCATGGGCAGCGGGGGAACACGATCAATCAGGCCATCGCGCCAGGCCATTCGCAACGCTGCGCGAAGGGACACCAGCTCACGGCGAACGGTTGGCGATTTCAGGCCTGTGGCCTGGCGCATTTGAGCGTACTCCAGCACGGCGCTGCGGGTGATCTCTGCCACCGTGAGCTGCCCGAAGAATGGCAGCAGGTGCGCCACGGTGTCACGGATGCGCTGGGGCTGCACCACCACCGCCGCGCGGTCCCGCTCGTACACCTGCAGCAGATGGGCAATGCGGGGCGCGCTCATGAAAAGAATTCCTCGATTTCAAGCAGCGGCGATGCGCCGGCCGCCATCATCATGACCCTGCCGATAGGCGTGTCCCAGGCGAACAGCTGGGAATTGAGTTGCCGGGCGGGCCGGCCGTTGAGAAAGCAGCTCAGCGAGTATTGCGTGCCCATGCCGTGGCCATTGCTGGGCGTCAGCCGCATTTCAAAAGTGTCGTGCTTGTCGCTGTAGAAAAGGTGCGGCCAGCCTTGACCCCCTTGTGCTTCGCGGGCCTGCGTGAAGATGTGGGCCAGGGGGCGCACCAGGTCGGCGCGCGTGAGAGTGGTGCATGTGGACATGCGATTGCTCCTATCAAGCATCCGGGAACCCGCCCGGCCGGTTGGTGCCCGGCGCCATGCCGGGCTGATGCGTTGCAACGCTATCGGTAGGGGTTGAAGCCCTCGCCGCCTTCGTTGTGCCGTTGGTCGAATTCGCGCGCCTTGTGCATCCGGTCCGCAAATTCGGCCTCGCTTTCCCGAGGCAGCGCTGCAATCTCGGCAAGCTCCCTGGCCTGGTCCGCAGCCTGGGCTGCAGCCTCTATTTCCCTCAGTGCAGCCCAGAACGCATGCACATCGGCCTCAACCTCGGCCGGCAATGCTTCGCCGCCAAAGCCCTGCCTTGCGAAATAGGCCATTTGATAGATGTCGCGTTGAGCCACGGTGTCGTGCAGGTAGCCGTCTGCGCCGGTAAACCAGGTATAGCGCCCGTTTTCTGACTGCACCCTGTAGGGCAGTCCCCGGTGATCTTTCTCAGTAACGATGAGCTGCATTTGATTCTCCCGTTGATTGTGCTCAGGCCAATTTGCCGCGTCGCACGGCTTCGCGCAGCACATCATTGACGCGCGACTGCCAGCCCGACCCGGTGGCCTTGATTGCCATCAGAACGTCTGCATCCACACGCATGGTCATGGACAGCTTGGGCTGCTCCAGCGGGGGGCGGCCGCGCCGGGCCAGCGGTTGCATTTCGGCGAGCATGTCGCCCGTGATTTCCATGGTGTCCGGGTCTTGTTCGATGCCCCGGGCAATGGCGGCATCTTCGGCCGCCGTGGGCTGGATCAGCCCCACTTTCTTAGATTGCTTCATAAGCCTTGACCTCTCTGGAGTTTGCCTTGCGGAGACTGACGATTCGCATGGTCTGCCCGCGCTGCACGAACACCACAACGTACAGCCGTTGGCCGATGACGGTGAAGCCGATTTCACGTACTTCGCCGTAGTCCCGGCGCGCATCCGGCATGCACAGGACATTACTCCATTCGATGTGGCCCGCCATCTCCAGCGAAACGCCGTGCTTGTCGATGTTGGCCTGGTTCTTGGCGGGGTCGAATTCGATGTCCATGGGAATTATTGTACATACGATATTTCCCGGGTCAAGGCTTTTTTGTATGTACGTTAATTACCGTCGTCCGGTATTTCCGTCGCCGCATCATCCGCCTCATCCTGGGCCTGCGCGTCGCCATCGCCCTGGCGCTCCAGCTCGATCTGCGTGGTGAAGCCACCATCGCCCAGGGCGTGCTCCACGGATTTGACCAGCCAGCCCTCGCCGTCGATCTCGGGCTTGAAGCCCTCCACGGTCACGGCCGCCTGCGGCATGAGGTGGGGCCGGCCCAGGGCCAGGGCCAGGCTCAGGGTGGCGGCGCCACGGTCCACGCGCTGCATCTCCGATTGCGCGGCCTGGCGCGCGGCTTCGGCGCTTGAGAAGGTGTCTTTCAGGGTCTTCACGCTGCCCGTGGTGTTGCCGGCCACCACGCCCTTGCGGCGGGCGTGCTTGCCATCGTGCCAGTAGGCGCGCACCCCGGTGTAGCTGGTGCGGTCTGCGGTGTGCCATCGGTGTTGGTCGCCCGATTCGCGCGTGATGTGCATGGGGGCAATGGGCTGGCCGCTGGCGTTGGTCCTGCTGTTGGTTCGCAGAAAGATCAGCTGCCCCTTTTTGACGGTGGCCACGGCGTCGTGCTGGCGGGCCAGGCGGGACAGAAAATGCAGGTCCGATTCGTTGGTCTGGTCGATGTGCTGCACCTTGCGCGCGGACAGCTCGGGCGCAATGCGCGCCGGCAGGCTGTTGCGCGCGGCAATGTCCTGCACCACGGTGCCCACGGTGGAGTCGTTCCAGCTGTGGCTGGCACGCTCGCGCAGGCTCTTGGCCATGTCCGCGCTGCGGGCGCGCACGCTGATGCGGTCGGGGCTGCCGCCGTGCTCCACTTCGTCCACCACAAAGCTGCCCTTGTCCACCAGGCCCTCATGCAGCCAGCCCAGGCGGATGGAGATGGTGGCGCCCTTGGGCGGGATGGCCATGCGGCCGTCTGCGTCGTCCAGGGTCAGATCCAGCTGGTCCGCCTCTTCGCCGCGGCTTTCGCGCAGGCGCAATTCGATCAGGCGCTTGCCCACCTTGGGCGTGATGTTGGCGCCGTTGATGGTGAGTTCGTAATCGGGCTGCTGGTAGGCGCCCGTAGCCTGGTTCTCTGTGCCCGCCATCACATCCACCAATCCCAGAAGTCGCCATCGTCCCAATCACCGCCGCCCGTGCCGCCATCGGTGCCGCCGCTGGGGTCGGCCTGGGCATCGTCCACGCGGGCCAGCTCCACGGTGAAGTCGATGCGGCGGGGCAGGCCTTCCTTGATGAACACGCTGCCGTTTTCGCTCAGGCGCTGGATGACCCAGGCACCCAGGTTGTCCCCGGCCCCGTTGACCATGGCGTATGCGCTGCCGGCGTCGGCCATCTTGCGCAGTTCGTCCAGGGTCTTGCGGCCGCCACGGAATTCGGGAACGAACAGTCCGGTAAACGTGATGGTGTCATCGCCCTGGCCCACGTACTGGCGCGCCGGCCGGGCGCCCACACGGCTGTTGCTGGGGTGGCGCCAGTCGGTGGCGCGCTGCATTTCCTGATACGCCACGGTATCGAGGCCAAACACGAATTGGCCCAGGGTCATCATTGGCATGGGCGGGCTCCTTTATCCCTCGGTGTCGCTGAGCTGGCTGAGCACGCGGGACTTGTTGGCGCGGTCGCGCTTGTCCAGCTCTGCCGCCACGGCGCGGGCTATGTCCTTGGGGTCCATGCCGGGCGCTGCGTGAATGGTGATGCTGATGGGGCCGCTGGGCGCCGCCATGGGTGCGCCCGCGCCGGCCGCAGTGCCACGCCCCAGGGCGCTGCCGCTGGGCGCCATCAGCGGCGCGGGCGCCGTGATGGGCATGGCCTGGGCAGCGGCCAGCGCATCGGTGCCGGCAGCGGCCATGGGTGCGGCCGTGACGCCGGCCAGGCCCACGGCCGCCGCTGCGGCCAGGCCCTGGCCCTTCTGGATGCCCAGGGCTGCGCCCTCGGACACCCAGCCGCCGTACTCCATGAACACGCGCGAGGGGCTGGCAATGCCCAGCGTTTCCTTGAACCACTGGCCCACCGATGTGGCGGCACCCACCACGGTGTCTTTCAAGGCAGAGAGCTTGGCCGTTACACCACCAATCAGCCCATCAATCATCTGCCCGCCAATGGTTGCGAAGTTCCCTGCCATTTCCCACAGGTTGGCGAATAGCGCCTTCGCACCGGCTTTGATTTCTTCCCAACGGGTGATGACCAGATATGCCGCAGCAGCCAGGCCAACCAGAGCCAGAATGACGATGCCAATGGGGTTTGCGGCCAGGGCGGCATTCATGAGCCACTGTGCACCCGCGAATGCTTTGCTTGCCATGGCAGCAGTTCGCATGATGACGGTGCCCGCAACCATGGCCCCAGAGTGCAGTATCCAGGCTGCACGCACCGCCACGAGAATGCCGCGCATCCCCAGGATGGCGCCCTTGAGCAGAGCGAATCCGTAGCCCGCAGCGATGGCCACCACCTTGCCCAGCACGAGCGCGGCGACGAACAGAACAATGCCGCGCGTGACACCGGGATAGGCCTGGGTGAGCGCAGACAGGCGCTCCATCCATGGGGCCAACAGGGTCAGCCCGTCATTGAGCGCCGGCAGCAGCATGTTGCCAATGGAGATGCCCATGGCCGCCGCCTGGTTGCTGGCCAGTTTCAGGCGGTTGGCGGTGGTCGCTGCGCGCTTTTCGTACTCGGCATTCACGGCGCCGCCGTACTTGCTTTCGTCCGTGACCTTCTCAAAGTTTTCCTTCAAGGTGTCCAGCTGACTGAGCAGGGGTGCAATGGCCTTGATGGATTCCTTGCCGAAGAGCGTTTGCAGGGCGGCGGCCTGCTGGTATTTCTCCAGCCCGCGCACCTTGTCGAAGACGTTCATCATCGTGGCCGTGGCGTCCTGCTGCATGCTCTTGGCCACTTCGGTGGCGTCCAGGCCCAGGGCCTGCAGGCCCTCGCGCTGGCTCTTGGTGGCGCTTTCGCCGGCCACCAGGGCGAGCATCAGATTCTGGATGCCGGTGGACGCAACCTCTTCCTGCACGCCCATGCCGGCCAGGGTAGAGCCCAGGGCCGCAATGCCCCCGGCCGCCACGCCGGCCACGCCGCCCAGCGGACCCACGCGCGTGACTATGCCAAGGATCTGCTTTTCATTGGCCGCGCCCGTGTTGCCCAGCAGGTTGATTTTGTCGGTGAGGGTGGCCACCTCGGGAACGGTCATGCCGAAGGCGGATTTCATCTTTGCCATGGCCTCGCCCGATTCCTCGGCCGTCATGTTGAAGGCCGTACCCATCTTCACGGCGTGCTCCACAAAGCCCACCCCGCCCTCGCCACCCAGCAGCTGCTTTTCGTCCAGGCCGGACTGGCCGCCGAGGGCCATGATTTGCGCGATGTCCTTGGCCGCCATGGGCAGGCGCTTGGACAGGTCAATGGCGCTTTGGGACATGCGCTCCAGGCCGCTTTTGTCCAGGTCCATGACCTTGTCCACATCGGCCATGGACGACTCGAAGTCAACGGCCATCTTCAAGGGCGCGGCCAGGGATGCGGCCATGGCGGCGCCGTCAAACAGGGCGCCACGCGCATCGCCCCGGGCGGCCTTGTTGGCGTCCACGGCCGCGCGGTGCTTGTTGGTCAGCTCCTGCGCCTTGCGTTGGCGCTCCAGGGCCTTGGTGGTGCGGTCGATGGCCTCGCGCAGCTTGCCTTCTGCCTGGGCCGCATTGGTAATGCCCATTTCAGCCAGGCCGGCGCGCAGGCGTTTGGTCTGGTCAATCTGCCGCTGATAGGTGGCCGCGAGCTTTTGCGCTGCGTCGCCAGCGGCGCGGTACTGCCCGCCTGCGGCCTTGGCCGCCTCGCCGCCCTTGAGCATTTCCGCCACCAGCGCAGCCTTGGCCGTGCGCGCGGCCTGCAGTTTGGCCTGCGTTTCGCGCAGGCTGGCCTGCATGGCGTTGGCCTTGCCCACGGCGGCCTGCTGCTGCTGGAGCTTGCGCAGCACGTCCTGGGTGCTGCTCACATCCGTGTTCAGCGCACGGGCGCCCGCGCCTATGCGCTTGAGCGGGGCCGAAACCCGGTCGGCCAGGTCCAGCAGCACCTGCAGCTTGAGCTTATCCATGCTTGTTCATCTGTTGATAGCGGTCTGCAGCCAGGGCGCGCCAGTGCATCAGCTCGGCCAGGTCCATGGGGTCCATGTCGGCGGGCCGCCAGTGGAAGATGGCGGCCACGTCGGCCATGGCGTCCTCTACACGCTCAGGGATTCCATAGCCATCGCCTGATTGGCCTTGGCCGTCTCCAGCTGCTTGGATGGCACCAAAAAATTGACCACCTCCGTAGCGCAGGCCACCAGGTCCACGGGGTCCATGGCCGCCACGTCTTCCCGCGTGAGGGTGGGGGTGGTGATGCGCGGCAGCAGCAGCATGACGGACTCGGCGCGCAGGGCCAGCAGCTCGGCCAGGTTGATGCCGCGCAGTGCGCCGGCCAGGGGCTTGCGCAGCGTTACCACGTCGATGACGCCGCTGCCGCGCGGGATCGGTGTTTCCAGCGTGACGTTGACCTGCACGGTCTTGGGGCTGTTGGTGGCGTCGGTGGTCTTGGCTTGGGTGTCCATAGGTGCCTCGGTGGTTGGTTGTGATGAAAAAAGCGCCGGCCAAGGTAGTGGCCCAGGCCGGCGCGAAGGGCCGTTTCCCATGCGGCCGGAGACAGACGAGAGGGGTAAGGAAAACTGTTTGCGGGTGCGGGCCGTCAGATGCCCAGGGCGGTGCGGGTCTGGGCCATGCGGTCCTCGCCGTGGACCTTCTCGACCAGGTTCACGAAGTCGATTTCGAGGATGACTTCGCCGTCGAGCACTTCCTTGTAGTAGCTCAGGCTGTACTTGAAGGTCTGCTCCACCATGTCGCCAGCCTTGGAGCTGCCCGGGTCGCGCTCGGTCAGGCGGCCACGCATGACGACTTCGACGGCCTGCACGCCCTCGCTGTCATCGGTCTGCAGGGCGCCGGCAAAGCGCAGCATCACGGCATCGTGTTTGGCGGCGCCCCATTGCTTCATCAGGCCCTTCATGTAGCCGGCCGCCTTGAGTTCGGCTTCCATCTTGTCCTGGCCCATGTCCAGATCAACGGGGCCATTCATGCCGCCACCCCGGTATTCCTCCATCTTGCGGGTGAGGGTGGGCAGGGTGACTTCGGGCATTTCGCCCATGTAGTTCTCGCCGTCGATGAAGGTGGCGAAGTTCTTGAGTTTGCGGGGCAGTCCCATGGTGTGGATCTCCTGTGTGCTGGAATGCGGCCGCGCTTATTGGCCGGTGCCCACGCGCATGGCGAAGTCGGCGAAATAGCGGTCGGTGATGCGCTGGCGAAAGCCCAGATCCTCCAGCGGCGGCACGGGCGTGTAGTCGTAGTCGATGACCAGCTTGCCGGCCTTGAGGGCTTCGGTGGTGTTGACCTCGGCGTCAAACCAGGCGCGGCCGTCGAGGATGCAGCCCAGGGCCTTGAGTTCGCGGAACTTGGCGTTGATGCCTTCGATGATGTCTTTCACCAGGCTGGGGTGCAGGGGCTTGTCGATGAATGCGAAATGGCCTTCTGCCACGGTGTCGGCCAGCACCTGGGCGGTGCGGGTGGCGGACTCGAAGCGGAACAGTTCGTCCGTGCTGCAGGTGCGCGATCCCCAGAAGCGATAGCCCTGGTAGTTGATCAGCGTGGTGACGTTGCCCTCATTGAGAATGTTCGCGTCCGTCTCCGAGCTTTGCAGGTCGAAATGCACGTCCTTGCTGATGCCCACCGGGCCATTGAGCGGCACGTTGGAGAGGGTCTTGTGCCAACCCTGCTCCACGTCGATGCGGGCACGCAGGCCCAGCGCATAGGCCACGGCCGGCACGTTGGTGGCCGCGTTTGTGGTGGTGCTCCAGGCCTTGAAGTCGGGCCAGATGACCATGGTTTCCCGTGCGCCGAAAGTCTCTGCATAGGCCAGCGCCTCGCTCACATCGTCTGCGCCGTAGCCCTGCACGTAGGCCATGGCGCGCAGCTTGATGGCGGCGGCCGTGAGCGCATCGGCCACGGGCTTGGAGTCCAGGCCCGGCGCACCCAGGATGCGGGGCTTGACGCCCAGCTGCTGCTGCGCGGTGAGCAGGGCCTGAATGCCGGAGCGCTTGCCGCCCACGTTGTCGCCAACGACCAGGCTGGTCTGGTCGGCCTCGGCCTCTTCTGGCGTGGCACCTGCGCCCAAGGGCACGCGGACGATGACGAGCACGGGGCGGGACTGGTCCTTGATGGCCTTCAAGGCCTCGGGCAAGGTGCCGGTGGTGCCGGCCGCGTCCAGTGCCTTCTCGATGTTGGTGAAGAGGACAGGCGTATCCAACGGGAATTTGGTGGGGTCGGCCCCGGGGCCGGTGGCCACCAGGCCGATGACGGCCGTGGAGACGATGCGCAGCGTGGTGGTCCCGGTGTTGACTTCCGAGACGCGCACGCCGTGGTGGTAGCCGGCGAGTGACATGGTGATGGGCTCCTGCAGGTGTTCGGTGGGTGTGCGGTGTGTGTCTGCATGTTCCCCCGCCCGCGCGTAGGCGGCCAGCGATAGGGCCGGTGCGAGCCGGTGCTACCCCAAAGACAAAGCCCGCCGAGTGGCGGGCTTGCAGTGGTGGTGCGGGTGGCGCGGCCAGGTCAGGCCGGCAGCTCGTCAGGGCGCGGTGGCGTGTCCGTGATCTGCAGTGCGCGGCCGTCTGCGATCAGGCCCACGGTTTCCAGCAGCTGCACGCCGGCCGCCACGTCCGGGTCGTCCAAGTCGATGAAGCTGGCCAGCTCCTGGTCCTTGAGGTTGCTGCGCAGCTGCGCGGCCTGCATGCGCTCCTGCTGGCCCGCATCGGCCCGGTCCACGGCGGCCCATTCGATGGCGGCACGCTCGGCGGCGGTGAAGCGGCGGCGAAAGGCCAGCGGGGTGATGCGGCGGCGGATCTGCGGCGCGGGCGCTGGCTGCTCCTGCTGCTCGGCCAGGCGCCAGCGGCCGGGGTACAGGGCCTGGGCGGTGGATTCGTCGGCCAAGATGGTGTTTTCTGCTGCGCCTTGCGCGTTCAGGATTTCGATGATGGGCATGGTTATACCTTTTTGAACAGACGCAGATGGCCCAGGCCCGCGCCACCGTATAGCGGCGCCATCCCGGTGGAGTTGACGCTCCCTGCAGAGGCGCCCCTGCCCGGCGCACAGATATAACTGGCGGCGACTGCGCCGTTGCCGCCGCCGAACAGGCCGGAGTTGCCTCCAGGTGGTGCTACATCGCCCGATGCGCCGACTCCCGGCGAGCCCCAGTCTGTTGTGTTGATCTGGATATCGAACGGCCAGAACGAAAACCCCCGGATGGCGCCCACTCCCATTTGCCCGTGGGTGAGGTCTACAGCGCAGTCCCCCACGTTTACCGCTGGGCTGTAGGTGCCACAACCCAGATCCACAGCCGCACCGCAGTAGGCGTTGGCGCCCGGGCTTTGCTGCGGCTGTCGTCCCCACATCCAGTAATCGGCCCCCGTGACCTGCGCGACCACGGGCGCCCGGTCTGTGGTGCTGTTCAGGCCAGCATCGCCGCCTTGGCAGGTCATGAGGGGGACGCCATTGTGATAAATCGAGGTTAGGCCCCCGGCATTTGCCGGTGCCACGCCCACGGGCGCGCCCCCGGCACCAATAGCGAAAACTATGTTGTCGCCAGCTTTCACAGCAAAGGCCCTGACCCCCCAGGGCGCGGAGTTCCCCGGGGCGCGGGCCCTGCACCCGCCCGCACCGCCGCCCATGCCGGCCACCACGGCCATGCCATCGCTGGGCACATAGATAGTGACCGATGACAGGATCAATCGGGAGTGCACCAACAGCAGGCCTCCAGTGCTTACAAGATCGCTCAGTTTCATAGATTACCCAATGGAAAGGGTCCAGTAGTTGCCCCACGAGTAATGCAGCGTCACGCGCCAGGCGTTGGCGTTGAACAGCACGTCCTCATTGACACCGTTGATGACATGCGCGGCGTTGCCGCGCCGCAGGGTGAATCGCCCCAGACTCCACAGGCCCCAGGGGTCCAGGAGCACGATGGTGTCGCCAATGGCGGGATTGGCAGGCAGTGGCCGGCTGTAGACTTCGGCCGCGTACAGCGAATACTCAACGCCGACTTCAAACGGCACGCCGTTGGATGCGGCATTGGAATGGACCTGCATCAGCTGGGCCAGCCTGCGCACGCCCCACGCGATTTCGGCCATCGTGCTGGCGTTGATGACCGTCTGCAGGTCGATTTTTTTCCCGTCGATCTTGCTGTTCAGCGTACTGGCCTGCTGTTGCAACTGCAGCTGCAGCTGCTGCACGGCGGTAGCCAGATCCTGGGCGGCCTTTTGCTTTGCACCGTCGATGCCCTGGGCCGTTGCCTGGTCCAGCGCCTGGAGCGCCGCCTTGCTGGCCTTAGTGTCCACAAGCTGGTCCATGGATTTGCTGGCCGCGTCGATCAGGCGCAGTGCTTCGCGCAGGCGGTCCACGTCCAGCTCCAATTTGTTCTGGGCATGGGGCAGGGGCAGCTGCAGGTGCTCGGTGTGCTCCAGCACGGGCTGCAGCTCGGTGCCGGCGTCGTCGTGGATGTCGCTCATGTGCTTCCCCGTTACAGCACCACGGCGCGCAGGTTGTCCACCAGGGGGCGGGCGGTGGTGGTGCCCGTCAGCGTCAGGCGTAGTCGCAGGCTTGCTGCGTTCATGTCCTGCAGGCGGTGGGTCAGCTCAATGGTTCCGGCCGTCTGCGGGCTGCTGGACAGGTAGGGCACCACGGTCCAGGCCTCGCTGCCGGCCAGCTGCGCATGCACGGCCACGGCGGCGCCGGCCGGGATGGTGCCCTCGAAGATCACGCGCAGCTCGGTGCCGCCTGCCGTGGCAATGACGGGAGAGATGTAGGTGCCCGACTGCAGCAGGCTGCCCACGGCCAGGATGGTGGCGGGGGCCAGCACGGCGCCCATGCCGCTGTCGCCCACGCGCATGGTGGCCTTCACGCGCACGGTGCCGGTGTATGGCTCATCCAGGCGCACGGGCTGGCCGGCGTCGGCCTCGATGACGCGCTGCACGGCGCCACCTGCGCCCAGCAGCTCGATGGCGTAGGTGATGCGCGCGGTGGGGTCCGGCTGCTCGGCGCCGGCATTGATCAGCAGCAGGGTGGCGTTGGCCACCTCCTGTGCGCCCACCTCCACGGTCTTGACCTTGAGCGGGTATTGCGCCTCATGCAAATCGAAGCGCAGCACGCGGTTGACGTGGCGCGTGACGATGCCGGAGGCATTGATTTCCAGCAGCTGCCCCACTTCGGCCGGCGCGGCCGTGACCCAGCCCGTGCCGTCCTGGCGGGCATCGCCCACCTGGGCCACGGCCAGTGCGGTGTCGGTGTCGGCAGCGGACACGCACAGCGCATAGCTGGTGCCCGCCTGCAGCTGGACCAGGGCCGGCCAGGTCACGCGCGTGGCCGTGCCATTAGTCTTGGTCTGCGCGCTTTCCACGCGCTGCTCGCGCAGGGCCAGGCCCGGCAGGCCGGCATCGTCCAGGGCGGCCAGCACCACAAGGGCCGGGCCGCCGCTGGCCGTGAAGTACAGATCCAGCGCGGCGCACTGCTGGGCGCGCGCCGGGGTGATGATTTGGGTGATGGTGCTATACGACATAGGTCACAGTGGCAAAGCCTGCAACGCGGGCGCCGAACCAGGTGCCGCCCACATGCTGAAGTTTGAGAGTGAGGACGGCACTGCCCACGTACTGCGCCTGGCCGACGCTGCCGTGCTCGCCCTTGATTTCCACGGTCTTGGCGCCTACGGGCACGCCTTCGGGGATGGTGAAACGGCCCTCCAGCACGCCGGCCGCCGTGGCCACCAGGGTGCCGCCTGCCAGCGCCTGGGGCGCCACAGGCTGGCCATCGAAATGCAGGCTTTGCAGCGCTTCCAGCGGCCGGAATCCCGCCAGCGAAAACTTGACTTCCAGCGGGCGCAGGGTGATGCCGCTGGTATCCAGCAGACTTTCGTCTATCTGGTCCCTGTAGCGGGCCTCCTGCGTTTCGCGGATGTCGTAAAAGCCCCAGTACGAGCTGACGGTGCGCGGGTATTCGAGTTCCTGGGGCTGCTCCCAGCGGTCCACGCTGGGCACCAGGGTGACGGTGGCCGGTAGCACGCCGGGCGTGGGCAGACCGTTGACGCGCATGGACCGGCTGGTGGCGCCCTGGCCCAGGGCCTTGGCCAGCGTGTATTCCAGGCTGTGCGCGGTCTTGCCGTCGCCCAGCATGTAGGCGTGTTCGGCCTCGTACAGCTGCAGCGCGCCACCTGCCACCATGGCCGTCTGCTGCAGGCCCTGGTCGCGCATGCTGTCGTCAATCATGGGGTCGGCGAAGTAGCCTTTTTTCAGGCCGCTGTAACGGCCTGCGGTGTCGGTGGCCAGGCGCAGCTCGGCCAGGTCCATCTCGATGCGGTCCATGCGCTCGCGGTACGCCACCAGGGTCTGCATGGGCACCACGCGCACGCTGTCCGGCTCGGTGCGGCGCGTGGCTGGCTCCCAGGTCTGGTAGATGCTGCCCAGGGCCAGCACGTTGCCCGGCACATCGGGCGCCACGGGTTGCCAGGTGGCAGGGATGCCCTTTACCACGTTGATCAGGCCATCGCCACCCATGACGATGCGGTCAATGCGGCGCAGCGCATAGCGGTAGTCCACCAGGATCAGGGTGGCGGGCAGCGCGCCCTGCACGTCAAAGCCGCGCGTGGTCTGGTTCTGCGCGGGCTCGGTGCTGATGTAGTCATAGCTCGCGCTGTAGGTGCTGCCCGGGGTGGGCTCGGCGCCGGTCGGGCTCCAGTCGATCTGCCCGGCCGTCAGCTTGTAGTCGATGTCCCTTTTGTAGGTGGTGCCGCCCTGGGTCACGCTGTTGATCTGCACCACGCTGGCGTCGGGCAGCGGGTCAGCGGCGCCGACGAAACTGCCGTGCACCACCTGGGCGGTCTTGCGGCGCGTGATGCGCAGGGTGGCCTGCTCCAGCACGGGCCAGCGGTCGAATGCCACATGCTGCAGCGCATCCGTGCTGCTGCTGTGGGGCTCGCTGTTGACCTGGGCCATGTCGGCCTTGGCCTCGAAGACCAGGCGCCGGTCGGCGGGCACTTCGATGGACACGCCGCCCACACGCGCGGCGCCGGCCGTGATGGCGTAGACCTGGCGGCCTTGGTCATCGTCGGGCAGCTGCAGCGTCTGCAGGCCGCGCACGGCGTAGGTGCCGCCCGCGCTGTCGCGGTCATAGCGTTCTATGGCCTTGGTGACGGCGTTGAGCTGGGGCGCGGGCTCGCGCGGCTTGACGATGCCATCTTCAACGGTCCACACAGGGTAGAAATCCCCTTCGCCCTGGCCCTGCAGGCCCCAGGCGACGGACACCTGCAGGCGGTCGGCCCCGGGCTCGCCGTAGCCGCTGGTCCCCACTGCGGGGTTGTACAGGGTCGGGTCTTGCTCGGCCGTGACGATGCGCGTGGCGTAGTGCACGCCGATGTAGACGGTGCCCTGCACGGCGATCTGCAGCGCGGCAGCGGCCACGTCATGGACGGCGCCGTTCAGGTAGATGCTGCCGGCCTCCAGCTGGCAGGCGCCGGTTTCTGCATTGACACTGCAGCGCGCGCCGGCCGTGATGTCGCCATCGGCAAACAGCACATCGGCCACGCGGCGCAGGGCATAGCGGGCCTGGGCCTGGGTCTCGTTTTGCTCGGCCGACTGCGCCACGCGGTCGGCGTGGAAGATGTGCTCGGTGTAGCCCTTGGCAGGGTCGTGTCGGTTGTAGCTGGTCATGCGCGACTCACAGTGGGATCACTATTTCTTCGGTGGCCTTGGTCGTGCCGCTGCGCAGGACCGGCGAGCGGTATTCCAGGCAATACACGGTGCCCGGGTTCTCGACCTCGGCCGGCGTCAGGTAGCGCTGGCCAGGCGGCACGCCTGCCTTGGCCACGGTGCCGAAAAACACGCCGCATTCGCGCACGGTTTCGCCCTGGGCATCGCCAAAGCCGAACGTGGTGCGCAGCAGCAGAAAGGGCGTGGGCACCTGGCTGGTCTTGTAGTAGACCTGGCCGGGCATCTCGATATCGTGGTCCTGGGCCGTGCCGGGCACGGCATAGCCCACGTCCACCACGGTGCGGCGGCCGATTTCGTCCAGCAGCGTGGTGCGGTCGGCGGGGGTAGCCGGGGGCGCGGGCCACGCGCCATCGCCGCGGCCCCATGCGATGTGCACGGGCATGGCCGCCAGGGATTTGGCCAGCGCGATGCGGCCGGCGTCTTGCAGTGTCTGCATGGGCTATTCCTCGGATTCTGTGGTTTTGCTGTGGATGTTGGATTGCTGCCAGTGGTCGCTGTCCCAGCGCCCGGTCCAGCCGCGTGCGGGGGCCATGCGCGGCTGGGCGGCGCCCGTGGCCAGGGTGTTGGCGGCGCCAGGCCACTGGCCCGGCCGTGCGCCAGCGGTAGCTGCCCATATCTCGCCGTAGCTGGTCCACGGCTGATGCTGCGCGTGCGCGGGTGCCTGGTCGGGCGTGTACTGGTGTTGGCCGCCGCCCGCCAGGCGCTGCATGGGTCCGTCCCAGCGCCACACATCCAGGCGCAGCTGGTCGGCCCGGCGCATGCGGCCACTGGTGTGCTGGTGGTCGGCGCTGCGCAGCGGGGTGAGGTTGGGGCGCTGGGCCTGGGACTGGTTGATGCGGCCTTGGCTACCGATAACGGGCGGCTCACCTTCGCCCACGTCCACAGGCGTGCCGCTGTCGTTGTCCCAGAGGGCGCCGTCCAGCTTTGGCGCACGGTCCCAGCGCAGGGCGCGCAAATCGAAGCGATAGAACACGCGGTAGAAATGGACGTGCAGCGGGATGCTGGCCCGCACCACATGGGCCATGCGCGCGATATCGCTGTTGCTGACTTCGCGGCCCGGGTTGATGTGCAGGCGGGCGCCATCCTCTTCCAGGGTCACGCTCAGGTAGCCCTGCCAGGCCAGCGCGCGGCGCACGGCGGCGGCGCTGCCACGCTCACGCAGCCAGGGCAGGCCCTTGGCCAGCAGCTCGCGCGGGTCGGAAAAATACCGCTCGAATTGCCCCAGCTGCCACTGCTGGGCCAGCCAGGGCAGCAGGGCCGGGTGCTGGGCGGTGCTGGCCGGCTCGGCCGCGTCGGCCATGGTGCCCCAGTCACGCGGCAGCGTGGTGTCTATCACGCGCTCCAGGCTGGTGGATGCTGGGGGCAGGATGCTGCGGCGGGCGTCCATCAGGCCACCCCTGCATCGATCAGCTCCACGGCGCCCAGGGCCGGGAATTCGCCGGCCGCAATCGGCGTGATGGGCGCGGGCCGCGTGTTGTCCGGGTAGTCCACGGCGTGCACGCCATCGACGTGCAGCAGCGTGGTGATGTAGCTGCGCGCCAAGCTGCCGTCCAGGCTGGCCATGCCCGCAAAGGCCGCCTGCAGGCGCGCCTGCAGCTGCTGCAGCAGGCCAGCCGGTGCGGTGCGCGTGCGGGTGATGCGGGCGGTGATGTCGATGGTGCGTGGCACGGCCACGGCCACATTGACGGGCACGCCCAGCATGCGGGCGTTGTCGGCATTCAGGGCCTCGGACACCAGCTGCCGCACGGCCTGGGCCTGCGCCTGGTCGGCGACCCACAGCATGACGAGCACGCTGCCCGGCGCCTGCTGGCTGGCCCGCACGGCGCGCACCAGGGGCGAGGCGGTGAGGGCGTGGAATTCGTAGTGCTCGCGCGTGCCCTGGCCGGCCAGGGCGGCGATGCGCAGCTGCAGGCGGGTGCGCAGGCGGTCGTCGGTTTCGCCATCCTGGCGGGTCACGCCGTACTGCGCGGCCAGGTGGTCGAGGTCGCCGCCCGTGGCAAAGGCCAGCAGGTGGGCGCGGGCGGCATCGTTGACGCGGGCGCGGTACAGCAGCTCACGGTAGGCGCAGGCCTCCAGCAGCTTGACGATGGGATCAGATTCGAGCGCGAGGACTTCGGCCAGCTCGGGCGCGCGGGCCAGTATGTCGGCCTTGAGGTCGGCCAGTATCTGCTCGAAGTCCAGCGGCTCGATGATCTGCGGGGCGGGGAGGGTGGCCAGGTCTGTGCCCGGGGATTGGCTCATGGCGCGCCCCCGATGGTGACGGCCAGGCGCAGGGCGCGGGCCTTGGCGGCGGCGCCGGTCAGCAGGTTGCCCACCACGGTGATGGTGGCGCGGCCCTTGGTCAGCGGGTCGCGCTCGATGTTGAGCTGCTGCAGCTGCAATCGCGGCTCCCAGCGCATCAGAGCACTGGCGGCGGCGGACAGCAGGCGGATTTCGGTGGTGCGGTTGTCGGGCTGGTCCACCAGTGCGGGCACGAGCGAGCCGTAATCGCGGCGCATGACGCGCGTGCCGATGGGCGTGGCCAGGATGTCGCCGATGGACTGGCGCAGATGCTCCACCTCGGTGATGGCGCGGCCGGTGTTGCGGTCCATCATCGCGGCGCCCCCGTGTTGCTGTCGCCGGAGCGCACGCCGCCGTGTACGTGCTTCACCAAGCTGATGCCCTGGGCCTCGATGTCCACGTTGGTGGAGATGCCCCCGGCCGTCATGCTGAGCGATGCGGCGCCCACGTTGAGCTGCAGGCTGGTGGGGGTCATGTGCAGGCGGCACTGGCCCTGTCCCACGTCCAGCGTGATGGACTCCAGGCACATGATTTCCAGGGCGCCGCGCAGCCACTGCAGGTGGTTGTCTTGCGCCCACTCCATGCGCTCGCATTCGGGCTGGTCGCTGGGCTGGGGCATGGCGTCGGAGTACAGGCCCACCAGGGCCACGCCCTGGGTCATGTCGCCGCCCTGGCACAGCACCACGGCCTGCTCACCCACTACGGGCGGGCACCAGTGCCGGCCGCCCTGGGCGCCGCCAGCGCGCAGGGCCAGCCAGGGGAGCCAGTCCGTGGTGTTGTCGCCCACCTTGACGCGCAGGCAGGCCGGGCTGGTCAGCTGCACGGCGGCCACGGTGCCGCGCCGGATCAGGTTCTCCAGGCGGCGGGCGGCCTCGTAGGGCGATTCGGTTTGTGCGACGGGCGATTCCATGGCCCCCATGGTGGCCACGCACGCGCGCGAAGGCCACAAGCATGGCCGGTGCCAGGCGGTGCAACCGCCGAGAGGCGATCTAGAGTTTCAGGTGTTGCAGCACCAGGGTGCGCAGTTTGTCCAGATCCTCATCCCCGTAGCCCAGCAGCTCGCGTGCCGGGTAGTCGTAGCGCGGGCCTCGGCCGGGGTTCACGTTGTCGGTTTCCCCGAAGTGGTGGACGCGGGCCACGCGCTGCGCACGGCCCAGGAATTCGACCACGGCGCCATCGGTCTGGCCCTTGGCCTGCAGGGCTTTGGCGCGCTTGAGCTTGGCCATCATGGGGCCGGTCTTGGTTTCAAAGCGGGGCTTGCGCCGGCCCTTGAGCGAAGGGGGCGGCTTGCGCGCTTCCCAGCGGCTGCCGTCCGGCGCCTGCTGCTGCGTCATGCGGCGCGTGTTGGTGGTGCGCAGGCTGCGAGCCACCTGTGCGGCGAGGCGCTTGCGCTCGGGCGGGCTGAGCTTTTCGAGGAATGCGCCGGCCCAATCTTCCAGGGCCTTGAGTTCCTGGGCCATGGCTTACAGCGGCATGCGTTGGCGCCACACGGGCGGCAGAAATTCCCAGGTCGCCAGCTTTTGGTCCCGCATCCACAGCTCCCAGACTTCGAGCTGCCGCACGTCCTGGCCATCGAAGCGCTGCAGACCCACAGGGCCGGGCTCGGGTGGATGGGTGATTCGCAGGCGCGTGTCGTGGTCCGGGTCTGGTGTGACGATGGCGCGCTCTGTGAGTTCGATCTGTATGCCCAGGTCGTAGGTGGATGCGCCTATCGGTTCCACGCCGAAGCGTATGGCGTTCTCACGCTTGGCGGGGTTGTCGAACAGCTCGGGCTGGTTGACCTGGCACCAGGCCAGCAGCGGCACCATGATGGCGTCCGGGTGGCCCGCGTAGCCCAGCAGGGTGGCATAGGCGGTGTATCGGTACTCGAAGGACAGCGAGGCCGTGCCCGTGGCGATGAGGCGGCCGTCATCGCCATAGACGATGAAATTCTCAGGGTCGCGCGCCAGGTCGGGCGCGCATTGGGCCAGGAAGTCGCGCAGGCTCTGCAGCTTGAGCATGTCAGCCCCCCATTCCGGCCAGCGTCTGCTCGGTCCAGCGGTCCATGGCCTTGCGCATCAGCTCGTATCGGTCGATGCAGTGATTCAGCTCCCGGATTCCCTGGTCCCCATCGTGGGCGATGTCGGCAAGATTTGCTGCTGCCGTTGGGTCAAGTTGGGCATACGCGGTTTCAGGCCCAGCGGTTCCACCCTGGGCGGTGCCGCGTGGCGCAGGTCCACCGCAGGCGGGCACTGCAGGGACGATGGGGACGCGCACGCGGACAGTGCCAGCACGCACGCCAGCGACATGGGTTTGGTGAGAGGCATTGGCGGCTCCTTGGATGGTTTCGAGCTGGTTTTTCTGTTCAGCGATCTGCTTGCGCAAGTCGCGCTCTGTGTCGTCGCGCTCGGCGCGCAGCTTGTCCACGGCCTCGTCGGCCTTGCGCTGCTGGGCCTGCAGGGCGGTCTGCTGTGCTTTGGCGGCGCTGCGGCCCTCGTAAAGCACGCCCGCGCAGAAGGTGGCCAGGATCAAAGCCAGAAGCAGCACGCCGGGCAGCAGAATTTGCGAGCCGAGCAGGCCGCGCTGGTGGTGGTTCGGGGTCATGTCAGGGCCTCCATGCAGGCGCTGTGCCGCGCGAGCTGCCGGGTCCATACGCCGCGGCAAACGCGGTTGCCCGGCGTGCTGCAGTCAAAGCGCCAGCGGCGCGGCCGGCCCGCGCTGTCCCATTGGTACGTGGTCCAGCCTGCGGCCTCCTGCCGGGCGCTGGTCATGTAGCGATAGGCCAGGTAGGCCTGGCAGGCGCCCGCATAGTCGCCGGCCCGGGTGCGCGCCAGCATGCTGGAGCCCCGCCAGGCGCCGCAGCCGTATTGCCCTGCAAAGTCCACGGCCTGGGCGAATTCGGCGGGGTGCACGGGCGTGTCGCCCAGCGAGTCGCGCACGCAGGTGCCGTATTGCGCTTCCAGCAGGTTGGTTGCCAGCTGCCGGGCGCGCTCGCGCGTGATGGGCGGATCTTCCATGGTCACGCGCTTGCCGTCCTCGTAGTGCGTGGCGCCGTGGCCGATGGTGGGCACGTCTCCCTGCACGGGCACGATGGGCCCCGAGCTGAAACCCTCGGCCGCAATCCAGGCGGTGACGATGGCCGCGCCGATGCCCAGCAGCTTGGCGGGGATGCGCTGGCCGCTCATGCCTGCACCTTGCAGGCTGCGGCCTGGTCCAGCGCCTCGCGCGCCTGCTTGGCGCGGCGGTCTTCGCGTTCATTGCTCCAGCGCCACAGCAGGTATGCCGCCTGCAGCAGCACGTAGAGGATGGTCAGCGCCGTGGCCGTGTGGGTCATGGTCCAGCCATTGGCCACGTTCGCGGCCACGACGGTGACGGGCGGGGCGGCCTTGGCACCCTCCATGGCAACGGCTTTCACGATGGTTTCGCGGTCCATATCAGTCCCACAGTTGAATCATTGGGCGGGCCGGCGCGGGCGCGGCCACCAGTTGGACGGGCTCGCCAGCGCCCAGGCCTGCGGCGCGCTTGGCCAGGCCGGGGTGGGCGTTGAGCGTGGCTTCCACGGCGCCAGCCGTGCGGCCCAGGTGCCGGTGGCACAGGGCGTCCAGCGTGTCGTGCTCATGGGCGCGCACGGTGGTGGTGGGGCTGCTGATGGTGGCCATGGCTACAGCAGTTCCACGGTGCAGCGGGCACGGCCCACCAGGTCGGCAATGGCCCAGCGCTGGTTTTTGCGGTGGTAGTCAACCTTGGCCGCCAGGGCCTCGCGCACGGCTTCCTCGCCTCCGCCGCCCACTTTGGTGGCCGCGCTTTCGCGGTAGGCCTCTTGCAGATCCGCCTGCAGGCATTCGTGCACGGCGCGGCGGTAGTGCAGGAGCTTGGCGCTTTCGCCGCCGACCTGTGGCGCGGGCACGTCCGCCAGCTGCGCATAGCCCCAGCGGGCGCGCTGCTCGGCCGCCCACTCGTACAGCTCAGCATTGACGCTGAGCATGGCCGCCTTGAGGGCGGGCAGCAGGCGCGCGGTGGTCACGGTTCCGTCCAGGCGGCAGGCATCGCGCACCTGGGTGGGCGCCAGGTCGGGAAACCAGCCGTCATTGCTTACGGTGGGCTCTGCGGTGGATGCGGGCGGGTTGGCGTTGGCAATGAAGGACATGGCAGGCGGTGGCGGGTGGTGTAGGTGGGCGGTGGTCCGTGGCGTTGGCCGTGCGTGGCATGGCCAGATGGCCGTGGCAACGGAGCCGCCCGGCGCGGGGGGGTGCGCTCAGGTGGGAGCGTCGGACTGCAGCTCGGTCAAGCGGCGCTCCAATCGCTCCACGTCTTTTTTCACGCCCACCTTGTCAAACAAGGTGACGGCGCGTGTCAGGTGCTCCAGCGCGATTTGCACGGGCTGCAGCTCCAGCTGTTTGGGGTCCACCTCGGTGGTGGTGGTCTTGCCCATGGCGGCCCAGCCGATGGCCTTGTGCAGCTTCGCGCGCACCTGGTCATGGATGTCCAGGCCGGTGGTGAGCTGATCCACCTTGGCCAGCGTGACCAGGGCGTCATGGCCGGCCAGCTTGCCGGCAATGGCGGCCTCGGCGGTTTCTTCCATGACCACGGCCGGCAGGTCGCGGTTGTACTGGTCGGGCATCTTGAGCTGGTGACGCAGCGCGTAGTCGGCCAGTTCAAGGACGCGGGGCCAATTGCCCACGTCGATCTGCCACACGAGCACCTCCACCAGCACCGGGTCATGCGCGCCGGCATCGGCCTGCAGCACGCCGTCGAGGTAGGCATCAAAGTCGGGCAGGAACTTGGCTTTTGCCGCAATCTTGTTTTCGACGGCCTTGATGTTTTTCAGCGTGGACTTGTGGGCGTGGAGCGTGGCCAGCATGAGCTGGTGTTCACTGCCTTGCATGGGGCCGTGCGGGTCGATGGCGGCGGATGCGGCGGCCTCTTGTTCCGCCAGCACACGCATGCGGTGCAGGCGCGCGGGAGTCATTGGCATGGTGTGTTCCAGGTGGTGGCTTGCAACATGGGCCGCGCCGCTGAGCTGCTGCGCGGCCTTGGCCCCTCGGCTTGGGGCCTGGCTATTCGATGAATTCGATGTTTTCGACGAAGGCGCAGGCGCCGAAATCCTCGATCACATAGTCGTCGTTGGAGCTGTTGAAAAAGTCCACTTGGTTCATGGACGGGTTGTCGATGATGGCCTTGCGGCGCGCATCGCGTTGCCAGTAGATGGACAGGTTTTTCAGAGGCGTGATGAGCAGGCCACCGTCGATGAAGAAAGGCACGGTCACTGCCTGACTGCCGCCCAGGCGCATCTGGCTCACAACCATGTCGGCCGCCAGGCGCTCGCTGGGCAGATCGTTGTTGTTCACGATGGGGAACAGCTTGTCATGCATCAGGTCATCGCTGCAGATGGCGCGCAGATCCGGGTGCTTGCGGTGCCACGAATCAATCAGCGAGTGCTTGGCATCCATGGCCAGGGCGTCGAGGTTCTTGTAGTCGCCACCCGGCCCCACAGTGACCTTGCCCGCCACCTTGCCAGAAGACATGACGCGCTCGGGCGCCTCTTCGCGCAGGCGCTGCAGCCACCCCTTGGTCAGATCCTGCAGCAGAGGGTTGGCGGTCAGGTTGGTGGTGGCCTTGGCTTCCTTGCCGTTCCATCCCACCATGATTCGGTCCAGCGCATTGCGTTCGGCAATCAGGTCGCTGATACGCACCTGAAAGTCGGGGAAGTGCGCCCAGGCATCGAGCATCGCGTACTTGATGTGGGTATCGGAATCAATCTGCAGGCAGTGATATCCGGTCTTGTCCTTGCCTGTCGGATCTTTGGTCTTGCGGGGGCCGTCAGCGGTGGTGTCCGTGCGGCTGGCGACGGGACGGGTGAGGCTCAGACCCACCTTTTCGCCCTGCTGCGGCACCACGGGCAGGATGTTGATGGACTTCAGGAATGAACTCGATTCCTGCATGCGGGTTTCCAGCTTCTGCTGCACGGTCGGCGAGACGTTGAAGTGTCGCGCGACGCTGGCCACGCCCGACAGTTGGGCTTGCCGTGTCGTGTAGGCATCAAAGAGGGCTGCGGTTTCGTTGCGCATTGTGGTTTTCCTCGGTGTGTCGGTGGTGGTCTGGTGGGCCTGACGCGGCTATCAGTAGTCGGCCATTGCCTGGCCGTTGCCGCCTGTGGCGGGTGGGCGTTGATGGCCCGTCTGTTCCTGCTGGCTGAGCTTTTTCACCAGGTCGGTGTGCTGCGTTTGCAGCTGGGCGAACTGGCCGGCCATTTCGTCCTGCTTTTGCGCCATGGTCTTGAGCACCTTGCTGGCCTCGGCGAAGGCTTCCACCAGCGGCGCCTGGTCAGCCGTCGCGCTGTGCGTCTGCACGGGCTCGGGCTTTTTCTCGGGCTGCTGTGGGGAGAGCTTGTCCAGGAACTTGGAGAACATGCCCACCATGGCCTGCATGGCGCCGGCATCGCTGCCAGTAGGGACTGCGGCTTCTTGCTCCAGCTCCAGGCTGAAATGCTCGGCGGCGGTGAAGAGGTTGCCCGGCTTGATCTTGCGGCCGGCCAGCGGGCTGGTGTTGGGATGCTGCGCGGCAAACTGCAGCATCTCGGTGCCCAGGCTGGCCGGCGTGTCGGTGACGGCCAGGCCGACCATATAGGCCTCTCCGGAGCCCGCGAAATCGGGGTCCACCTCGATGGAGGTATAGAGCTTCTGGCCCTTTTGGTTGATGGCGATCAGCGAGTCCAGGGGCTGAATCTGCGCATACAGCGCGAGCTTGCCGTCTGCCTCCTGCTTGGCCTGCACGGAAAGCACGTCGCCCTGGGCGGCAAACGAGCTGTCAGGCAGCAGGCCGCGCATGTGCTCGATCCAGACACGGGCGCCGTATTTCTTCGGGTCGAAGTTGCGAGCCATTTGCTCGATCCACGCCCGAGAAATGGTGCGGCCATCAGTAGTGGCACCTTCGGTAGCCACGCGGAACAACTTGGACTTTTTCATGTGTGCAGGTTGGCGAGTAGGTTGATAGGCCCCTTTTGGGGATGCCTCTATGCTCCCGCCGCACCGCGGAGGCGTCCAACTGAATGGCCGGTGCGAGGCGATCACAGCGGGCAAAGGTGATGCGCGCGCGCGAGGGCATGCAGACACTCGATGGCATGACTTCTGCCGTGCGCCGAAAGAGGCCTGCCAACCCCTTTCCCATCCAACCCGACGCCCCGCCGCCCGACCAGGTGCAGCTGCTGCATGACCTCACTGCAGACGGGGAGGCGGGCCAGCGGCGCCAGGCTCGGGCGCTGTATTGGATGGGGTGGCGCATCACCCATATCGCCGAGCACCTGGGCATCGCTCGTACCACGCTGCACGACTGGAAAAAGGCCGATGGATGGGACGCGGCCAAGCCCGTGGAGCGCGTCGAGGGATCGCTGGAAATGCGCCTGTGCACGCTCATCCACAAGGAGGGCAAGGGCAACGGCGATTACAAGGAAATGGACGCGCTGGGGCGTGCCCTGGAGCGCTTGGCGCGCGTGCACAAATACGAGCGCACGGGCCGCGAAACAGATTTGAATCCGGCCATTGAAAAGCGCAATGCCGGGCCAAAAAAGCAGCCCGAGCGCAATCACTTCACGTCCGAGGACGTGGACAAGATCACACAGGCATTTCTGGATTCGCTTTTCAACTATCAGAAGACATGGTGGGAGCAGATCCAGCAGCGCACGCGCGCCATTCTCAAATCGCGCCAGATTGGGGCAACGTGGTACTTCGCCCGCGAGGCCCTGATTGATGCCCTGCAGACAGGCCGCAATCAGATTTTTCTTTCGGCCAGCCGTGCGCAGGCCCATGTTTTCCGGCAGTACATCATCGCGTTTGCAAAGGAGCATTGCGATATCGATTTGAAGGGCGACCCCATCGTCCTGAGCAATGGCGCCACGCTGTATTTCCTGGGCACGAGCGCCCGCACCGCGCAGTCGTACCACGGCAATCTCTATTTCGATGAATTTTTTTGGGTCAACAACTTCACGGAGCTGTGGAAGGTGGCCAGCGGTATGGCCATCCACAAGCATTGGCGCAAGACGCTGTTTTCCACGCCCAGCAGCCTGCAGCACCAGGCCTATGCCCTGTGGAGCGCCGAACGCATCAACAAGAAGCGCGCAAAGAAGGACCGCATAGAGCTGGACCTGAGCCATTCGCACCTGGCTGGAGGCTTCACCGGCGAGGACAAGATATGGCGGCAGATTGTCACGGTGCTGGATGCGCAGCGCGGCGGCTGCAATCTGTTCGACCTTGACGAACTGCGCTTCGAGTATTCGGACGAGGAATGGGACAACCTGCTCATGTGCGGGTTTGTCGATGACACCTTCGCCGTTTTCCCGCTGTCCACGTTGATGCGCTGCCATGCGGACAGCTGGGATGCGTGGAGCGATTTCAAGCCCTTCACGATGCGGCCGTATGGCAGCAAACCCGTCTGGATTGGCTATGACCCCAGCCACACAGGCGATTCTGCCGGCCTGGTGGTGCTTGCGGCGCCCGACAGGCCCGGGGGCAAGTTCCGTGTGCTGGAGCGCATCCAGTTCAAGGAGCCGGACTTTGAGGACCAGGCCGAAGTCATCCGCAAGATGACGGAGAAATACAACGTGGCCCACATCTGCATCGACACCACGGGTCTGGGTCAGGGCGTTTATCAGATCGTCAAGAAGTTTTTCCCGTCCGTGAAGTCGCTGCAGTACAGCGTGGAAGTCAAAACGCGCCTGGTGATGAAGGCGCAAAGCCTGATGCGCGCCGGCCGCTTTGAATTCGACTCCGGCGACGTGGATCTGCAGCGCAGTTTCATGGCCATCAAACGCGAATTGACGGGCTCGGGCAAAAGCGTGACCTATGCGGCGGGCCGTGGCGGCGAGACAAGCCACGCGGATCTGGCCTGGGCCTGCATGAATGCGATGGACAACGAGCCACTGGAGGCCGTCGCCGTGGGCGGTGTTCCCAGTCGCACGACTTTGGAGATTTTTGGATGACAGAACCCACAACCCCAGCGGGCACCATGACGGCGCCGGCTACTGCCGAGGCTTTCTCTTTCGGCGATCCCGAGGCCGTGCTGGACCGGCGCGAAATCTTGGACTACGTGGAATGCTGGCTCAATGGGGATTGGTACGAAACCCCCATCAGCTTCGATGGCTTGGCGCGCACGCTGCGCGCTGCCACCCACCACGAAAGCGCCATCCAGTTCAAGGCCCAGGTGCTCGCCAGCACGCTGCGCCCTCATCCGCTTCTGAACCGCGCCACGGTGCAGTGGGCTGCTTTGGACTTCCTTGTTTTCGGCAATGGCTACTTTGAGCGCCCGCGCAATCGTCTGGGTGGCTCATTGCCCCTGCGCCACGTACTGGCCAAGTACACAAGGCGGCATCGTGGTCTGAAACTCTTTGGTTTCTGCCGCACCTGGCAGGAAGAGCACACGTTTCCCGAAGGCAGCATTTGCCACATCCTCCAGCCCGATGTGCACCAGGAAATCTATGGACTGCCGCAGTACCTGGCCGCGCTGCAGTCCGCCTGGCTCAATGAGTCGGCCACGCTGTTTCGGCGCCGGTATTACAACAATGGGAGCCATGCCGGATACATCCTCTATCTGAGCGATCCCGAAGTGGAAAAAGACGATGTGGATGCGCTGCGCCAGGCCTTGAAATCTTCCAAGGGCATGGGCAATTTCCGCAATCTGTTTTTCCATTCGCCCGGCGGCAAAGAGAAAGCCATCCAACTGCTGCCCATCGGCGAGGCGGCGGCCAAGGATGAATTTTTCAACATCAAGAACGTGAGCCGCGATGACCAATTGGCCGCCCACCGCGTGCCTCCGCAGCTCATGGGCGTGGTGCCGGCCAATGCAGGTGGCTTCGGCGATGTGGTCAACGCTGCACGGGTGTTCGCGCGCAACGAAATCCAGCCCCTGCAGACGCGCTTCGCGCAGGCCATCAATGAATGGATGGGGGATGTTGTCTGCAGCTTTGACCCCTACCTACTGCCCAGCATTGAGCCGGCCCAGCAAGGTCTGGTGTAG